TTGAAGGCGATATCAAAGAGTTATATGAAACAATCGCTGACAAGCAATCAACACGAAGTAAGTTCGATAAAGCATCCTCTTTACTCGATGATCTTGAAAGGTCTCAACGCGATCGTTCTAAGGAACTACGTTTCTATCATGATCACGACAATTGCCCAACATGCAAACAGGGTATCGATCATGAATTTAAAGAAAAGGTCAAGTCTGATCATGCTGAAAAGTTTAAAGAAATCGACTTAGCTATTATAGAATTACAGGGTAAGATCGCTGAGTATCAACAGCGACTCAACGAGATCAGTACTGTCGAAGATAACGTTCAGACAAAAAGCTTTGAAACATCTGAAGTCAAGGCTGAGATCAAGAGTTCAAAGAACGCTTTACTTGGATTTAAGAAAGAACTCGAGGATGCTGAGCGACAAGTTGAAGAGGTTGATACTTCTAAACTCGAAAGCTTTGAAGAAAAGCTTCTCAAGTTACAGAACGATCGAGTCGAGTTACTTAACGATCGAGAGGTGTTAGGAGTAGTGAGTACCATTCTTAAGGATGGCGGAATCAAGGCTCGTATCATTAGTCAGTATATTCCTGTTATGAATAAGCTGATCAATAAGTATTTAGCAGCCTTCGATTTGTTTGTTGACTTCCAACTTGATGAAAGCTTTAACGAGATTATCAAGTCTCGATTCCGTGACAAGTTCTCTTACTCTTCGTTCTCAGAAGGTGAAAAGCTTCGAATCACACTTGCAATTATGCTATCATGGCGTTCTGTTGCTAAGCTACGTAATAGTGTAAGTACTAATCTACTCATACTTGATGAAACACTTGATGGTGCTTTGGATGGAGTAGGTATTGAAAACTTAATTGAAACATTGCACAGTCTCAACTCAGACGATAACATCTTCGTCATCTCTCACCGTGGAGATCAGTTTGCTGACAAGTTCGATACCAGCATTCGGTTTGATAAGGTGAAGAACTTCAGTGAGATTGCAGCATAATAAAGGTGTACATTTGCGCATAACTATGTTAGAATGGTACCCTTACTACAATATGGAAACACTTAATGTCTGAATTTTATACTTCAGTTGAACGGTATGGCAAGAATATCCTATGGCGAGGATACAAAGATGGTAAGCGCTTCTCTTACCGAGTACCCTATCAGCCTACTCTATACGTACATTCTCCCAAGAAAGAAGGTGAGTATCGTTCTCTCATAGGATCGAAAAAGCTCAACCCAATGAAGTTTGGTGAGATGAAAGAAGCAAAGAACTTCATCGAAGAATACAAAGACATCGCTAACTTCGAGGTCTATGGTACAAACAACTTCGTTACTCAGTTTATTCAAGAACAATATCCTGATGATATTCAATTCAATGTAGAAGATATTAACATTGTTTCGTTTGACATCGAGGTCGACATCAGTGATGGCTATGCTAATGTTGAACAAGCTGATAAAGAAATTACATCAATCGCTTATAAGTCTTCCAAAAGCGACAAGTATTACCTACTTGGTCGTAAAGACTTCGACAAAACAAAGACTGTTACTGGTATCGATCCAGATAATATCGTGTTTGCTAAGTTCGACAGCGAGGTTCAACTCCTTCAAGCATTCGTAAGATTATGGACTCAAGACTATCCAGACATTGTGACTGGGTGGAACGTTGAGTACTTTGATATTCAATACATCGTAACTCGTATTATGCGTCTACTTGGTGATGAAGTTGCTAAGCGTTTATCTCCTTGGAAAAGCTTACAGCATACCACTCGTGAGTTCTTCGGTAAAGTGCAAGGTACATACAAAATCTCAGGTATGGCTATTGTCGATTACATGGATGCATTCAAAAAGTTTGGTTACAAGTATGGTCCACAAGAATCATTCAAACTCGATCATATTGCTCATGTCGTCTTAGGTGAGAAAAAGCTAGACTATTCTGAGTACGGTGGCTTGACTGAGCTTTACGAACAAAACCCACAACTCTATCTCGACTATAACCTCAAAGATACTCAGCTCATTCAGCGTATGGAAGACGAAACAATGCTTCTATCTCTTGTAATGACCGTTGCTTATGGTGGTGGTGTTAACTTTAACGATGCATTTGGTACGGTAGGTATCTGGGAATCCACAATCTATCGTCGACTAATGCAAGATAAAGTTGTACCACATATTAAATCAGGTCCTGGCCAACGAGCTGGTGATCTTGTTGGTGGTTATGTTAAAGATCCAAGACCAGGCATGTATCCTTGGGTAGTATCATTTGATTTGAACAGTCTGTATCCTCACCTTATGATGCAGTACAATATGTCACCAGAAACTTATCTCGAAGACGAACGTGAGTATGTTACTCAAGATATGGTGTTGAGTGGCCAGTTCTCAAATGCTAATAAAGCATACTCGACGACAGCGAATGGTGCTTGCTTTAGTAATGAAAAGCTTGGTATCATTCCCGAGATCATTAACGAAAACTATGATGCTCGTGCTAAGATCAAGAAACAAATGTTAGCAGCTGAACAACAGTATGAAGTTGAAACCGATCTCGTTAAAAAGGCTGAGCTCAAACGCGAAATCAATCAATTGCACAACTCACAAATGGCGATAAAGATTTCGATGAACAGTCTTTATGGTGCGACAGCCAACATCTACTTCCTCTACTATATTAATGACATGGCTGAAGCAATCACTACATCCGGTCAGCTCTCGATTCGTTATGCTCAAAAGTCTGTAAACGACTATCTCAACAAGATACTTAAGACTGACGATATTGATTATGTTGTTTACATTGATACTGATTCGATTTATGTTAACTTTGGTCCATTGATTATGGAAGTGTTTGGTACAACTGACATTTCTCGTAAAGAAGGTGAAGAATTCTTAGATAAGATTTGTTCTACTAAGATTGAACAGGTGATTGAATCAGGCTATGCAAAGCTTGCATCTGATCTTGGTGCTTATCAGAATCGAATGGTTATGAAGCGAGAAAAGATATCTGATAAGTCAGTATTCATCGCTAAGAAACGTTACATTATGAATGCTCTCAACTCAGAAGGTGTTCACTATGAAGAACCGAAGATCTCTGTAACAGGTCTTGAGTCTGTACGATCCTCAACTCCTGAAGTATGCCGTGACAAAATGCGAGAAATCTTCAAGGTAATTATGAATGAAGGTGAATCAGCTACTCAAGAATTTATTGCAAACTTTAAAGACGAGTTTCGTAACCTTCCTCCTGAAGAAGTAGGTCGTAATTCTGGTACAGATAACATTGATAAATATCGTGACAGATCAACCGGCTCTTATAAGAAAGGTTGTCCTATGCATGTTCGAGGCTGTATACTCTACAACAATCTACTTGAGCATAAGAAGCTAACTAAGCGTTACGAGCAAATCAAAGGTGGCGATAAGATTAAGTACGTTCATCTTAAAGTTCCTAATCCTTTACGAGAAAATATTGTCTCGTTCATGGGTACACTTCCTAAGGAACTTGGTCTAAATGACTATATAGATTACGACACTCAGTTCAATAAGGTTTTCTTAAGTCCGATTGAAAGTATTCTTGAAGCGCTGGGTTGGTCATCAGAAAAAATTAATACAATTGAAGACTTCTTCGGTTGACAATTACACAATACTATGATAGAATGGAGCAGTTATGAAGTTAATACGTTTAAGCACAGGTGAAGAAGTAATCACACGAATCACCGCAGAAGACGAGTGTACAGTTACTATTGAAGATGGTATCATGTTACTCCCAGCTGGTGAAGGTAAGATTGGATTCGTTCCCTTCATGCCTTACTCAAATGGCGATCCAATTGCGATCAGCCGAAGTCACATTATGTTCGTTACCGAGCCTAACGAAGATCTTGAAAATCAGGTTCGACAAATGACTACAGGAATTGAAGTTCCTTCTAAGTCCATTATCACATAGGAGAATAGAAATGGCTAGTGTTGTTATTTACGGTAAACACGCTTGCAGCTTTTGCGAGGCAGCGAAAGGATTGTGCATTTCACGCGGTATCGAGATGGAATATAAAAGCATTACAGACGGAGACTTTACTATGGACGAGTTCAATGAACTTTTTGCTCCAGCAAGAACGTTTCCTCAAATCATACTTGATGGTACTCACGTTGGTGGGTATATGGATTTTTTAGACGCTACAAGTGAAGGTTAAACATGGGTATTCAAATGATTGGAGAGCAGGTACTAGTTACTGCGGCTCCAAAAGAAACAACAACTGAAGGTGGTATTATTCTATCTGCAGAAGTCAAAGCAACAGCAGCAGAGCCTGGTGTATTATTAGCAGTAGGACCTGAAGCAACTCATCTCAACGTAGGTGATACGGTCTATTTGTCTTGGGACAAATCAATGCCCGTAAGAATCAAAGGAGAGAGTGCTGTTATCGTGAGTGCAGAACATATTTTGGCGGTGCTATCATGAGTAAGAATTGGGCTGCAGACATCCATGATATGCATACCAAGTATGGTGTTGCAGAATGGGTTAAGGCGAATCCAGATAAGCTAGAGCAGCTACTACACTTTCGTATTGCGTTTCTTAAGGAAGAGTTTGACGAAACATTTAAAGCTGTAGGTGAACGAGATCCTGAAGAAATCGTCGATGGATTAATTGATTTATGTGTTGTAGCGATAGGTACTCTCGATTCGTTTGGAGTCGATGCTGAACGAGCATGGGACGAAGTACTGAAAGCGAATATGTCTAAAGAAGTTGGAATCAAACCAGAACGTTCTAATCCACTAGGACTACCAGACTTAATTAAACCTGAAGGATGGACTGCCCCGAGTCATGAAGGCAACCATGGCATCCTGACTGATACTCTCAAAGGAGGATAACATGAGAGAAGATATGTTAAAGGCTCTACGAGCTCACGCACAAGGGAAGATCGAACTACATAGAATGAATGTAGAAGTCTATCTTCGTAATCCTGCCGGTATCGGCGAGCATCCTGATGTGATGGAAGCTATGGAGAAGGAAATCCAAGCTATTGCTGAATATCACGATCAAATTGAAGTAATTGACACTTATTTCAACTAAATGCAATAAAACAGTTGACAACTGCACTCAACTGTGTTAGAATAGTATCTTTACAACGTCGGTCGGACGAAAAACGGCAAACCTTTATATTATTAAACAACAGGAAATATCATTATGAGCAAGACAGCACGAGTATTAGAAGCACTACAAAATGGTGAGCAAATGACTGCAAAGCAGATCGGCGCTCGATTCAATGTAGGGAATCCGTATGACGCAGTACGTCAACTTCGCATGCAAGGTTTCTCAATCTACGCTAACCAACGCACCAACTCAAAAGGTTCCACCAAGACTTTCTATCGTCTAGGTACACCTACTCGAGCTACTGTTGCTGCTGGTTATGCAGTACTAGGTGCCTAGTAAAAAAGTGAAAAAAAGTGAAATAAACAGTTGACAAACACAGTTAACTAGTTTAGAATGGTATCTTAATCTGGTGGGAATTGGCCACGACGCTCCTAGAGCATGACGGTAACGAACCACCAGGTTATTTTTTATATTGCCGATTAAAGGCAATCCTAACCAACAAGCAATCGGAGTAGAAACGATGCAATATGAAGTCAAAGTAATGTCAGCACAAGAAATTGTTGACCTCCTCAATACTGGGAAACTCAACCCAGATCCTATCGCCCAGCGTCCAGCTGTTTCTTCAGGTGTTAAAAAGTCAGTAGCAATCATCCGAGCTCTTATGAACGGATATGGTTGTGGCATGCTTACTCTACGTGATATTCGTAATGATCCAATAGCTCAAGCTATATACGGATGTGATTACCTCGTAGTCGATGGCGGTCACCGCTGCCGAGCACTGAAGGCTTACTATACTGGTAAGATTCTTATCGATGGTGAAAAGTACATTGATTCAGATTTTGATCTCAGTCAAGTACAAATCCCTGTCGAAGTTCGTACCTGTTCTAGTAAGGAAGCAACTATCCTATTCAAGAATGTCAACACAACCACTCCTACTAACTTTATGGAAATGGTTATGTCAGATGAAGAGTCTAAGGTATGCGAATACATTCGACGACAAACATCTTATGTTCGTGAGTATGGTAACGAGCCACACGCAGTCTTTGAGAAAAGCATTAAGCCTGATGGCAAGGTAGTTGTTCCTAACTGGATTGACGATCAGCCGAATCCACGGCGTCGGTGGGACGAGTTCGTAGCAATCGCTATCATTCGTTCTCTAGGTAAAGGTCTTGTTGATGCTGGTCAGTCTGACATTGAACAACTTGTAGATAACGACACTGAGCTCAGCTCTGCTGTTAAAGCTCAAGTTGATAACTTCTTAGATGCTATGTTAGGATTGCGTAAGTTCCGTAAGTTCCAATTAAATGACGCTACATTTTCTGCGTTCTCTGTATACTATTTCGGTCTAGTAGGTAAGTACGGCAAGTTCAAGATCTCGAACGAGTCTGACTTCTACAAGACATTCATGGGGACTTACACTCGACTTACTGGTAAGCAAGATCATGGTCTTGAAAAGCAGACACTCGAATACAAAGGTAACGTCTTCTTTGTTAAAGAATTCTGTCGAAAGTATCGACGACACTCTGCTGATAGTACGGCACAAAAAATTGTGTTCGACCTATTTACAAAGCATGCAAATTGTGATAGAATGGGTATTACTGTTTTGGATAGTGTTCGTTCTCTTACGAAAACGGAACGTGAAGAAGCATTAGCTGCTCAAGGTTATGTATGTGCTGTGGATGGATTACCACTCGATCTTGATGATGCAGTCTTCGGTCATGATACACCATGGTGCAAAGGTGGTCGAAGTGAACTAAGTAACGGTGCTATGATTCGATCTGAACATAACCGTGATATGGGTACGGTTACTCTTGATGAGTACCGTTTGATTTTAAGTATGAGGAATAACAATGAGCAAACATCAACAGCTCCAGTCCCCGGAGTCGGTTAAAGTTCTACAGGAATGTGTTGACTTGCAGTTGAAAAAGTCTCGTGATTATCAAAATCCGAACTCAACTGTACAGCAAGCCGACTACTATCCTAATGGTGTAACTACCATACATGACATCATGCATGCTAAAATGCTACGTATGAAATCAGTTATGGAAGCAATGCAAGGTGATGATTATGATCCTAACTTTGAATCTCTCGAAGATTCAGCTAAAGATCTCATTAACTACTCATCTTTCTTCGTGGCATATTGCCGCAATGGTATTGTAGGCCAAAAGCCTAACAATAATATTTTCAATAAGGAAACTAAATAATGACTAATGTGATAATCCCCTCAAGTGACGAAGATCGTAAGCGTATTCGTGGTGCTATGGAAGAAATTAGTAATTCATACACTCGTACGGAAGCTGAGCGTGACTTCGTTAAAGAAGCAATTGAGTCCCTATCTGAAGAAGTTGACATCCCTAAGAATATTCTTCGTAAGATGGCTCGTATTTTTCATAAGCAAAACATTACTGATGTCGTATCTGAAGTAGAAGACATCGAGGCATTAATGGAGTCTATCTAATGCTTAAAGTAGAAAACATTCGCCAAATGATCATTGACAAATATCTTGATGAAGACTTTGTCATTGATCGTACTGGTGCTAAAACTATCGAGATTATCGGTGCAACCTTTATTGCTGATGAAGATCATGTGATCCGTAAAGCAAGTAAAGAATACATTGAACGTGAGCTTGATTGGTACATATCTCAATCGCTTAATGTAAACGACATTCCCGGTGAAACACCACAAATTTGGAAAAGTATCGCTTCATCCGAAGGTCAGATTAATTCCAATTATGGTTGGTGTATCTTCTCAGAAGAAAATGGTAGTCAATATCATCATGTCGAACGTGAGCTACGTAACAATCCAAACAGTCGACGAGCATCGATGATTTACAATCGTCCTACTATGCATACCGATATGACACGTGACGGAATGAATGATTTCATGTGTACCTTCGCAAATACATTTTATATTCGTGATGGTAAGCTTGTTTCTCATTATAATATGCGTAGTAATGATGCAGTCTTTGGATACAACAACGATGTAGCATGGGCTAGGTATGTTCAAAATCTTTTAGCTAAGGACCTTGGTCTTGAAGTCGGTGATCTCATCTGGACAGCATCGAACTTCCATGTGTATGAGCGCCACTTTAACTTTGTCGAGGCACTAACCAATGCTAAACAAATGGGATAGAAGATTCCTAAGACTAGCGCATGAAATTTCGACATGGAGTAAAGATCCGTCGAAACAGATTGGTGCTATATACGTAAAACATCGTCGTATTTTGGCCACCGGCTATAATGGATTTCCTCGAATGATATACGATCATAAGGAAAGATACGAAGATCGAGAAACGAAGTACACTTTCGTAACTCACGCTGAGATGAATGGCATATATAATGCTAGTTACAATGGAATTAGTCTTAAAGAATCGACTCTATTTGTTTACGGTTTACCAGTTTGTCATGAATGCGCTAAAGGTATCATACAAGTCGGTGTCAATCGTGTTGTAATGGTTCAAGACGAAACTCCAGAACAGTGGAACGAATCTTTTAAGATTACTAAAAAGCTTTTTAAAGAAGCTGGTATTGAATGGGGATTTGTTCCCTTAAAAGATATATTAAACTAGAGGTTTTTGTGATGGAAGAGAAAAAGATAGTGTATGATACTGACGGGTTACTAAGAGGAATGTTGTACGGCCTTGTACTCGTAACTCCTTTTTGGATGGCAGTGATTAGCGTGGTATTTTATCTCACATGAAAAAAGTAGTTGTAATTGACAATCTTACAGAAACCTTTCGAGGGAGTATTGTAAGATCGGGTCTTCAGAAAAGTTCTAAACTTGATGCTCGAGCCTTCGATAAGATGGGCTATGATACTCATTATGTTTATTGTGGTCACCTTGAAGATGACTATGGATATACTCATCATGTTGTAGACGAACTTGGATCTAAAGAACGTGCTGTAGTCGAAGGTAAGAATCCTGCTCGAGTATCTCGTTATTACATTAAAGACTATCTTACGAAAGTTCAAGATGTAATACAGTCTGCTGACTATGTAATTGCTCATTGCCACAGTGTTTCTATGATTACGAACATCAACCAACTCGTTAAGAACAAACGTATTATGTTTGTGATTCATGATGTAATCGATTTGATGTGGTGTTATGGAACGAGTGATGTGATTCGAAGGATGCGTAAGTCTGATCGCAACATGGTCTACATAGCCACGAACTCGAATTACTCAATACAACGTATGACTGACATACATGAGCGAGCAATCAAGGCTGGTTACGAAGACATACCTCTTAAAGGTGATGATGCTTTCCATGGTTTTATTGAGCATTTTGTTTGGACCGATGAAAAGATTACCGATGAAGATATTCGTAAACTGGATACTCGAAGTGCCATTATTGGCCGATATGAAACCTCTAAGTTCCATCATAAAGTTTACGGCTACTCGAATCCAAACAATACGATTGTACATTATGGGATACAAGATCCACGGCGAGATAAGAATGGTCGGTACTTTGCTAAGCTACAAAAGAGTGCTAATGCTTATGCTGAAAACTTGCCTGATGATGAACTCTTTGAAGAGATTAAATCCTCGCAATCGATCATATTACCTTGCTTTCATGAAGGGTTTGGTTATACAGCGTTTGAAGCCGGTATCTATGGTGTCGTACCAGTGATCTTTCAACGACAACTTGAACACCTAGGTATCTGGGCTCATGCTACTTCTGAATATCTTACTCGAGCTAATGTCAAACATTTTGTCGCAGATTTTAATGATGCAGATGACATATATAAAGCTATAGACCAAAGTATTAACGTAACAATGGAAGATCGTTTCGAGATATCTCGTAACCTTCTTAATTATTTTAGTGTTGAAAATTATGTTGAAGAACGCATCGAAAAACTTGATAGTATTCCAACGCGTTTAACAACTGAATCAGACCTTGAGGATTTTTTTACATGATTAAACACGCATCAATCGTTCCGCTTATCGGCGGTGAAACGATTGGATCCGAACTTGCTTTCGGAGAAAAACCTACTTACATGATGTCATACGAAGCTTTCGAAGCTAATGATAGACATGCCCGTAATTACTATGGTGGTGTTCCTTACTACGTCCTAGATCGTCACGAGAAGCCTAGAGAGAGTGTAGATGTGGTATCTTCTGTATGCCCATGCGCTGGCCTGTCTCAGCTATCTCACGGTTTTGGTGACGATAATCCTAATAATCAATGGATGGGAATTACTGCTAAATACGTTTTAGAGGAGGTCAGACCCAAAGTTTTCTGGGGGGAAAATGCACCAGGGTTTGCCGGAAAAATAGGAGAAAAGGTTCGCAATGAACTAAGGCAAATCGGTAAAGAGAATGGTTATACCATGTCTGTTTATCGTACTAAGTCTTTACTTCATGGAGCACCTCAGATACGAGAACGATCATTCTATTTTTTCTGGCGCGACGAACAAACTCCTCTCCTTAATTTTTATAACCGAGAGCATAAAAAGATAGAAGATGTTATCAGAAATGTTAGATCAAATTTCCAAACTGAACCAATCAACAAGAAGACGCCTAGCAAGGACGATCTTTACTACAAGTATATACTTGAACATATTCATGGCGGTATTACTCATCGTGATTTTTCTGCTATGGTAGAACCTCAAAAGGTTCGCACACAAGATGTGTTTTCATATATAGAACGTATGGGATATGACTACGCCACTGTCGGCGAATGGATGGAAGAGCATGGATACGAAAGAGAAGTCGAAAAATGCGCCAGACGGCATGCTAAACTCGCGGCGGGTGGAAACATCATGCGACGAGGTACAATCATACCTAAAGATTATATCGGCGCTTTCGTTGGTCATTATCCTACCATGCTTACTCATCCTGATGAAGATCGTTATATCAACTATCGCGAGGCTATGGCAATTATGGGATTGCCTGAAGACTTTGAGCTTCTCGACGCTAAGAAATCCGCGAACCACATTTGTCAAAATGTACCCGTACAAACAGCGAGAGATATGGCTGAAGAAGTAAAAAAATACCTTAATAATGAGTTGACAATGATTGATACAGATTATATAATTCAGTATAATCATAAACAACGCTCTGAATACGTTGAGCGACATAACACACTGGAAGCCTTTATAGCATGAAAGTAGACATTGGTCCTTATACAGACGACGGTGAACGTTCAGTTACTGTCCTTATCCACGATTACGATACTTGGAGCTTAGATCATTCGCTTGGTCTCGTTGCTTTGCCTATGTTGAAGCAACTAAAAAAGACTAAGCATGGTTCTCCACTCGTTGATCTCGAAGATTGCCCTCCTCATCTTGCTTTTGAAGGTAAGGCTACGCATGAACATAATCAACTTGATTTGTTTGCAAGCGAAGAACATGACAATTTAGTATGGGAAAACATGCATGCAAAATGGGACTGGGTATTAGACGAAATGATCTTTGCCTTTGAGCATATATGCGGTGACAATGAAGATTGGGATAGTGGTCTATGGAAGATTGATGTAGACGAATGGCCACGGCCGCGGCTTAGGATTACTACCGGCGACCGAATTCAAAATGGCTTGCGCTTATTTGGAAAATACTATAGAGGATTGTGGGATTAATGAAAGATTTAATTATTGACTTTGAGACAATGGGAACTGAGCCTACGAGCTGTGCTGCTGTTGACGTCTCTGTTATGGTCTTCGACTGGGATCGTATGCTTTCATCGAATCCATACACAGTACGAGACATAAAAGATACACGTACATTTAAGCTTTCTGTAGGAGATCAAGTCCAAAACTATGGTTGGAAAGTTGAGCAGAGTGTTATTGATTTTTGGCTTCAACAGTCTAAAGAAGTAAGAGCTCGCATTAAGCCAAAGCCTGATGATCTCACGGTTGAAGCATTCGTTAAAGAATTTCATGATTATATTATAGATGCAGGTGTTAAGCATTGGTGGTCTCGTAGTAATACATTTGATCCTGTCATTCTTACGAGACTATTTGATTCTCAAGGTAAGAAGGAACATCTCTACAGCTATCTTAAGTACTACCTCGTACGGGACACACGTACTTACATCGATGCTAAGTTTAATTTTGAAAATAAAAAGAATGGTTTCTGTCCAGTGGCAAACGAAAGCGCTTGGGAAACCACGTTTAAACCTCACGACAGTTCATGGGATATTTTAGCTGATGTACTCAGACTACAAGCGATTGTAAGAGCTGAAAATGATTTGGAGCAAGTTGTATTATGAATATAGAAATTAAAACATCAGACTTAAAGCAGTACAGTCTGTTTATTGGTACACCAATGTATGGTGGCCAGTGCGCTGGGTTGTTTACGAAGTCCTGTAATGATCTGGCTGCCATTTGTGCTCACCATGGTATACCACTCAAGTTTTATTATTTGTTTAACGAGAGCCTTGTTCAAAGGGCTCGTAACTACGTCGTAGACGAGTTTATGCGTTCCGACTGTACTCACCTAATGTTTATCGATGCAGACATTGGGTTTGACCCAAGAGATGTATTATCGTTATTGGGTATTGCAGCTTCTGATCCAGAAAAATATGACGTGATTACAGGACCTTATCCTAAGAAAACAATTGCTTGGGAAAAGGTAGCTAAGGCTGCTTCGGCAGGTCATGCTGATGACAATCCTTTCAACCTCGATCAGTTCACTAGTGATTTTGTTTTCAATCCAGTTAAAGGTATTAAGCAATTCAAACTCAGTGAGCCGGTGGAAGTAACTGAAGCTGGAACTGGTTTCATGCTCATCCCACGTGAAACACTTGTAAAATATAAAGATGCTACTCCTGAACTTTCATATAAGCCAGATCATATTCGTACTGATCAGTTCGACGGATCACGAGATATCCACGCTTTCTTTGATTGCGTGATTGATCCAGAGTCTCGCCGCTATCTATCGGAAGATTACTTCTTTTGTAAGAAAGCTCGATTACTCGACATGAAAATCTGGATGTGTCCTTGGATGAAACTCAACCATGTTGGCTCTTATATCTTTAAAGGTGACATGGCATCTATTGGCCGACTAGGAGTATCTGCTACAGGTGATAAGACTAGCCAAAGAAAGAATTACAGCAATTAACAGTTGACAATTGCACTCAACTGTGTTAGAATTACTCGTACTTTAAATTAATTGGAGAACTACTATATTATGAAATTTTCTGCTGAAACACTAGCTGTCCTTAAAAGCTTTACCGCTATCAACAAATCTATTCTGATGAAGCCCGGTAATGTACTTAAGACAATTACACCAGAAAAGACTCTTATTGCAATCGCACAAATCGACGACACTATTCCTTCCGAAGCATGTGTATATGATTTGTCAAGATTTTTGTCAATATTGAGCCTTTATGAAGCACCAGATGTTGAGTTTGGTGATAAATACTTTACTATATCAGAAGGTAAGCGTCGGACTAAATATGTTTATGCCGATGTAAGTATGATTCATACACCTCCTGAAAAGGATATAAATATTCCGTCTGAAGACTTTGTAGTGAATGTTACCCACGATGATCTTTCTTCAGTTCTTAAAGCAGCAGGAGTATTACAATTTTCAGAGATTGCATTTGTAGGCGAAAGCGGCAAGTGCTATCTGAAAGCTATCGACAGTGCCAATAACGGTGCAGATGACTTTGGCATCGAAATTGGAGAAACTGACGATACATTCAAGGTAATCATTAAAACTGATAACCTTAAACTAATGCCTTTAGATTACCAAGTGACTCTTTGTTCAAAGGGAATCTCGGAGTTTAAAGGGACCGGTGTCACATATTATGTGGCTATTGATTCAAAGTCGACTTACAATAAAGGTTAAAAATTATGGATATGCAACAACAACAAGAACAAGAGGTAAACATTACTCTTGGTGATTTGAGTACTTTGCTACAGCTGATCGATGTCGTATCAAGCCGTGGTGGTATTCAAGGACAAGAACTGGCTGGTGTGGGAATGCTACGAAATAAACTCGAAGCTTATCTCCGTCAGAACTCTCCTCAGCAAGCCGAAGGTGTTGCTGAACAGCCAGTAGATGTAGCACAAGGTGAACTTGCGGACAAGCTTGTCTAAGCAACCACCTCTCTTCTCGAGAATAGGGGGGATCGCTTGATCCCCACCTTTTCGACTTTATTTTATATTATGATTATTGGTGAACTATGTCTATTGATGCAAAATCAAACGAAGTGCTATGGGTGGAACGCTATCGCCCACGATTAATCGAAGATACAATTCTTCCAGACCAAATGAAAAAAACCTTTCAGAAGTTTGTAGCTGATGAAAGCGTACCTAATCTATTACTAACCGGAGGCCCTGGTGTCGGTAAAACCACAATCGCAAAAGCTATGCTTGACGAGCTTGGTTGTGATTATGTCGTTAAAAATGGCTCACTCAACGTCAACATTGACACCCTCAGATACGAAATATCAACGTTTGCCTCCTCCGTTTCCCTCTCAGGTGGTAGGAAATATGTTATATTCGATGAGGCGGACTACCTTAACGCTACATCTGTCCAGCCTGCCCTAAGGAATTTCATTGAAGAATATTCCGCTAACTGTGGATTCATATTCACATGTAACTTTAAAAACCGTATCATCTCTCCTCTCAGGTCTCGTCTATCTGAAATAGATTTTTCTATTGAACAGACTGAGCGACCTCAACTTGCAATGCAATTCTTTAAGCGAGTCAATACTATACTTCAACAAGAAAATGTTGAATATGATAAAGGTGTTGTTGCTAAAGTAATTGAAAAGCACTTTCCTGACTTCCGTCGTGTATTGACTGAACTACAATCCTATGCTGCTTCTGGTAAGATTGATGAAGGTATCTTCGTTAATCTCAAGCAAGAAAGTATTGATGAACTCTTTGCTTTACTCAAAGCTAAGAACTTTACTGAAATGCGTAAGTGGGTAGCTAAGAACTCAGATCAAGATATGAACGAAATGTTCCGTCGTATCTATGATGCTGCAACTGAACGAGTCGCATTCCGAAGTCTACCTGGTTTCGTGGTTACTACAGCTGACTATATGTACAAAGCAAACTTTGTCGCTGACCAAGAAATTAATATGATCGCATTCCTTACAGAGGTAATGATTGAAAGTGAGTTTAACTAATATATTCTCAAAGACCACTAGCTGCTTCTTTTGTTATACAGAAATCGAAAAGAAGAAAGCTTTTACTGCCGAAGTTGAAACATCTGAAGGTCAACTTAAGATCAAGATGTGCGAATCATGTGGCGGTGACTTTGATGAGTTGTTAAAATCTATTGAAGAGGTAAAAAATGTATAATCAATATACTAACAAATCCGAGGATAAACCATACATACAATTGATATGCAATCCTTATGAACACCCAACATCGGTAAACACTCGTGTTACGATTGATGTCATGCAAAAAGATTTGTCACGTGATGATCTACTTGAAGTATTTGAAGGATTTATGAAAGCAATGGGATATGGTTTTAATGAAAACGAATCCCTTTGTATTGAGGCTTACGACTAATGGCTAAGGGTGACTACAACCCATTTGATTTTATGAATGCTGCGTCTTTCTCGAAAGAAGATTTGATTGGTGACGCAGATAATCCTGAGTTAATCGAAAAGCAATACACTGCTTATGTAGTAAACCGAGGCTTCGCTAATTTCGAAGATACAATACTACATGCAAATGAAATGAATCAAAGACACAGTCTATTTGGGCGTGCACAGTTTGATTATTACCGAGCTGTTCTTCGAAAGCGTAAGCGCTTCTCAAAGTGGCCGAAAGCTGATAAGAACTCAGATCTGGATGCAATCCAGCAGGTCTATCAGTGCAATAGAACTGTTGCTAAATTACACCTTAAAGCTCTTAGTAAAGATGACCTGAAGATTGTACATGAACGTCTTATAACAGGTGGCTAATTTATGAATCTTATAAATAAGCTTAGTATGGTTATGGCCATTGCCTCGTAATTACTATAAGAATAAAGGTGATATGTATAATGAATAACGAAGATATTTTTAGAGGAGTGGGTGTTGAAGTTACGTTACCGACTCCCGATAGCTTCCTCAAAATTAAAGAGACTCTGACTCGTATTGGAATCTCATCTCGCAAAGATCGAAAACTATTCCAATCTTGCCACATCCTTCATAAGAAAGGAAGGTATTCTATTTTGCATTTCAAAGAGCTATTCATACTCGATGGAAAGCAGAATACGTTTACAGAAGAAGATCAAGCAAGACGAAATACGATTGTCAACCTCTTGGAAGAATGGGATCTTATTAAGATCGTAGACCCAGAAAAAACTACGGAACCGGTTGCTTCGTTAAACCAAATCAAAATCATTTCGTATAAAGAAAAGAATGATTGGGAACTAACTGTTAAGTATAATATTGGAAAAAAGTAAACTAGGATTTATATTATGTCAACGCTGAAGATTTACAAAGATAAAGAATATGCAACATTGCCTGAATTTCAAACACAGGGATCTGCATGTTTTGATGTACAAGCTGCATTTGAGATAGGGCAAATGATTCGTGCCTACAATCCTTGGAATAAGGAAATTAATATTGTCACTAAAATCATTGCTGGCAATACAGGGTTTCTACTCCATCCAGAGCATCGAGCTCTCGTTCCTACAGGTCTTATATTCGATATTCCTGAAGATCACGTACTTAAAATGTATGTGAGAAGTAGTGTTGCTCTGAAGAAAGGTCTTGTTCTAGCGAATGGTACAGGTATTATCGATAGTGACTATGTCGATCCATCTTATATTATTCTACATAATATCTCGGATAGTTTAGTACGTATCGAGCATGGAGAAAGACTAGCTCAATGTGCTCTTGAACCAGTTTTCAAATATGATATTGAAGAAATTGATGAGGCTCCATCTCAAAAAACTGATCGTGATGGTGGGCTTGGAAGTACTGGTACTTAAAAAGTTTTACTCAACAACGCAACGTTGAATAAATAAAAATGGTAGGATGCCGATAGGGTCCTACTACACTTACAATTTAACTTAATCTTGCTTAATAGGAGATAACAATGACTGGATTAAATATTAATCAGCTCACCCCTTTTACTGTCGGCTTCGATAGAATGTTTGACAGACTAGTGGATTTTCCCCACCAACAACCTTCTCAAGGTTTCCCTCCCTACAACATACGTCGAAACGAAGACGAGTTCTTTATTGATCTTGCGCTTGCCGGTCTCGATATCAATGATGTAGAAATCGAAGTTAAAGAAGATGTACTTACCATTCGTTCTACTTGGGACGAAGCAGGTGATTACTTCAATGGCGGCGGTGATTACGTTCATCGTGGAATTTCTTTCAAGAAGTTTACAAGAAGCTTTACTCTTGCGAATGATTTGAAAGTACTAGGCGCCAGCTTCACAAATGGTCTATTGACTGTTAACCTAGAACGTGTCATTCCTGAACACAAAAAGCCAAGAAAAATTA